ACCTGCTCGTAGTGCTCCTCGCCGTTGATGCGCCCGAACTCGGCGGCCAGGTGGTAGACGAGGTCGAAGTCGCCGACGCGGTCAAAGGCGGCGCGCAGCTGCCGGTAGTCGGCGACGTCGGCGCGCACGGTCTGGGGCTGGCCGGTGTGCTGGAGTTCGATGCCCCAGACGTCGTGGCCGCGTTCCCGCAGCTCGGCGACCAGGGGGGCGCCCAACGTGCCAGCGGAGCCGGTGACAACGATCTTCATGCTGTTTCCTCCACAATTCGCCAGAACCGCTCGGGTTGCTGGGCGAGGACTGCCGCAGGGTCGCCAGGCTCTAGCCGCCCGACGAGGGAGTTGGTGACGATGTCGCAGCCAGCGAGGGTGGCCTCAATGACGACGAGGGGGCAGGCGTCCCGCTCCTTAGGGAGGTGGACGAAGTATTTAGCGCGGGCCATGTGCTCAAGCACGACCTCGTGCGGGGCGTTCTCCAACTCAACGAGTTCCACGTCGTGGCGCTGCGCCCAAATGCGGGCGTTGAGTTTCCCCTTGGCCGGGTGGCGTCTGCCCGCGAACAAGGCAAAAGGTCCCTTATCGGCGGGGGCGACGCAGTCCGGCGGAACCGGGGAATGGATAAAGGCGTCGGCGCGCCCAGTCCACTCGTTTTCCCAGCCCATGTGCGCGCGGCTCATCGTCAAGAACCGCGACGCCTGGCGGAACAGGTCAGCCTTGGCTGGTGTGCGATGTTGCGCGTGCTGCACCCAGACGATGGGCCTAAGAGCCGCTAGGAAATTCATAGAGGCTTCAGAGAGTTTGTCGGTGCCTCCGACTACTACCCGGTCAAACCAGCCGTCTGCGGCGCTCTCAGCCTCGTCTGGCTCGATGTACATGACCTCAACACCGGCTGGCGCCGCCGTGACCATGTAGTCGGTGTTCCGTTCCGCGCCACCCGCATACTTGCCCGGCAATAAGGCCTCGTGCCTTTCCTCAACCCTGGGGATGTGGTGCGTCACCCAGGCGACCCTCATGGCGCGAGCAGGACGTCTAGCGCCGGCCGCCAGTATTTGTCGAACACAACATCGGCGTCATAGTTGGCGGCAAAGTCGATGGCCTGCTGGGAGCGGCCCCGGCCACGCGCGTAGGCCGCCTCAAGGTTGTCAACGATGCTCGGCACGAGGGGCGTGAAGAACCAGCAGCCCTGGGGTGCGTCCCAGGCGGGCTGCACGTCGCAGAGCCAGCCGTCGCCAACGAGCTCGGGCTGGGCGGTGGCGTTGGACACGATGACTGGGGTGCCGCAAGCCTGGGCCTCAACGGCGGGGATGCCGAAGCCCTCGCCTCGGCTGGGCTGAAGCAGCACGTCCATGCCGGTGTAAATGCTGGCAAGGGCTTCCTTCGGGATGCCCATGCGGTAGGAGTAAGAGTCCGCGAAGGTGACCCGGTCCATCGGCACGCCCGTCGCAGCCAGCAGCGCCCGCAAGTCAAGGCCAGACATCGCTGGGCTCGGCTCGGTGTGCAAGTAGAGCCAGACGTCGTCGTGCTTCTGCATCACCATCGCGGCAGCGAGGAATGACTCGGCGAAGGACTTGCGATCCACCTGCCCCTTGTTGGCAGAAACCATCCCTATGACGTAGGCGTGGTCGGGGATGCCCATCCATGTGCGGGCGGGCACCTGGCCGTCGCTACCGTGCATCAACTCGGTCGGCTTGAAGACCTTGGTGTCAATGGCGTGCGGGACGTACAGCGCCTCAATGTCGTGGCGCTCAATCGCGTCAAGCCCGAACTGCGACATCGCAATGGGTGTCACGTTGGGGCGAGCAAGCCACTCGATGACTGGGGCCGGGGCGGGGAAGTGGTCGATGGGCACCCAGGAGGCAACGCGCTCCACATGGTCCCAGCCAGCGCCCTTGAAAACCCAGCAGTCGAACAGGGTGATGACGACGGCCTGCTGCCCAGTCGGCCGACCGAAGTCCATCGCATAGGCGGGGATGACGTCGTTGCTGTAGATGTCAAGGCCGCGGGGGTAGACCGGGAGGCCTTCCCACTCCATCGTTGAGCCCTCGAGCCCGTAGTTCGAGGCGATGGCTACTCGGTGGCCCGCTTGCTTGAGGCGCCGGGTGACTTGCTGCGTTTGCTCGCCGTAGCCGGTGCTGACCCAGGGGCTGTTTGACGCGAAGACGATGGCTCTTCGTGCAGCAGTCCCAGCCGAAGCAGCTGCTCCCTCTCGGGCGGCGGCACGTCGAGCGGGATTCCCAGAACGTGAATTGTTGCGAGTGTTTGAGGCTTTCGTGGCATGGGCCACCGTTTCTCCTAAGTGTGCGCAGGGGGTGTGGATGGCCCCGCCCCCCTGCGCAAAGGCGGGGCCATCCACGTCTAGGTGCCTAGTGACTAGGCGGTGCCGCCGGTGAACCGCTTGACGTGCGACGTCTGCGGCAGGTTGCCGTCGACGCGGATCTGGAAGCGGAGCGTGACCTGCCCGGTGTTGAAGGCGAAGTCGTCCGAACGGGCGACGTCGATGCCGCCCACAGTCCTGACATAGAAGCTAGGCAGATGCCCGGCCAAGACTGAGCGATTCCCGGAACCGACCGAGGCCATCGCTGGGTTCTCAATGATTCCGTACCCCAGGACGGTGTCATTTGCCGACGCGACCAGGCTAGGTGCGAAGACGTAGTCACCCGACGACGTCTTGAGCTTGCGCATGGCGCCAATGCTGGAGCCGTTCGCCATCACCCCGAAGCCGGGCAGGCGGCGAGCCGCACCATCCAGCGAGTAGACGAGGTCGATAAGGTCGTCAGCAGTGAACGCGCCAGTGCCGCGCGTGCCAGCGATAGCAGTGCCGCCCGTGATGCCCGCAGCAGCCGCAACGGCGATACCAGTCGGCTCCACAGTGCCGGTGCCAAGCGTCAGCTTGTCGTTCACGGCGTAGCCGATGGCGTTGCCGGCCTGCTGGCCGAGGAAGCCAATGACGTCAATGTTGCTGTCGGCCAGGAACTCCTGCGAGACCTGCACGATGAAGGCGTACTTGTAGGCCTTGAGCGTGGTCTTGCCGAAGGTCGGGTCCGACTCGTCGATCGTCGCGGCCTCAGCCTCGAAGCCGGCCGTTGACCAGGACGCGAGCGACGGGAGGACGAGGTCCTCGCCGGAGCCCGTGTTGAGGACGGTGACGACGGTCGGGTCGAGCATCGGGCCGACGAGGCGGGCCTGGTCGATGACGACATCGGAGAATGACGTCGGCACGGGGGCGTTGCTGCTGGTCTTGGCGATGTCGCGCTTCTCGAACTGGAACGAGTGCGCGCGGCGCTCGCCAGCCAGGATTGAGCGAAGAATGTCGGCGTCGGACTCGGCCGCAGCGGTGCGGGCCTCAACCGGGCGGGCGACATCTGCGACGCCACGCATGGCCTCAGCGATCTCAGCCTCACGCTTCTCAGCGGTGATGAGGGTGTCAATCATGGTGCGCTTCTCGTCAAGCTCCGCGAACGTGCGGTCGACGAACTCGCGCTCCTCGGTGGACAGGTCGCGGCTCTCAGCGGCAGCCTCGTCCATCTTTGCCTTCGCTGCGTGGTACGCCGACTGGCGATCCTCCACGAGCTTCTTCAGGTACTCGGACAACTTAGTTCACCCCTTTCTGGGGTCTCGGTTTGTTGGATTGCGCAGGTGTTTCTTGCGAATCCCGCCGAGGCTCCTCAGAGCGGGGACCTAGCCGCGGCTCGCGCGGCCAGGAAGTCTCAGGCCTTGAAAGCCAGGTCAAGCTTGGTCTTGAGCAGGTTGATCTGGCTGGCGTCGTGCGCCACCGGCTCAACCACAGGCTCGGGCTGCGGCTCCGGCGACAACTTCGCCACCACCGCAGACAACAGGCCAGCCTGATCCATCGTCAAAGTGGCCCCGCGCTCAAGCGCCTCAAGCGCGCCATTGAGTGCGTCAGCGTCCTCGCCCGTGGCCTCGGCCAGCATGTCAAGGCTGCGCACCGCAGCGGTCGTGGCCTGGTAAGCCGGGAAGGTCACAATGCTGGTCTCATGCAGGCGGACCTGCTGGAGGGTGCGCTGGCTGCCGTCCTCGTTCCACTTGTCGCCGCCGCGAGGGACCGAGAAGCCGAAGCTCATTGAGTCGATCACGCGCGGATTGCCACCGCCGCCGAGTAGAACCGCCAGGTCGCGGCCGTCGCTCGTGTCCGGCAGGGTCGCCTTGACAAGCAGCCCGCGGCCGTCCTCCTCCAGCGTCATCGTCTTCGACCGGGTTGACGCCAAGGGGCGGGCCGGGTCGTGATTCACCAGAAGGAAGACGTTGTTTCGGGACTTCAGCGACCGAGCAAAGGCGCCAGGAGCAATCGTCTCGGTGAAGGGCAGGGGCTCGCTCGGGGAGTTGAACACGGCCGCGTATCCCTCGAAGCTCATACCTTCGGGGGCTTCGCGGACCTCAAGGTCGTCGACCGTGAAAGTGCGGGTCTCCATGCCTGTCATGCTTCGTCCTTCTTCCTCGCGGATACGCTCGGCCTCGCGCTCAAGCCAGCGCCTCGCCGGTCCAGGGTCCGTCGGGTCAATGCCCCATAGGTAATGAGCCACGGCGCCCGCGCCGGGATAGTCGGGGTGGTTGCCGTCGCTGTTCTGCGGCGCCTCAAGGTCGACCGCGTGCCGGGCCGCCCAAGCATTCGCCCGAATGACCTTGTCGTCGGACATTTGCCCGTCAGCGATCTGACGGGCCTCTCGGATGGTGCGATCCGCCAGGCCGTCCCCGCCATAGCCGTCGGCTCGGAAGGCCAGCCCCTTGCGGGCTGCGGACGCCATGTAGCCGGGGACCTCGGGCACGTCAGACCTGGGCGTTCTCGGCCGGCTGCAATTGGTTAGACGCCAGGCCCGTGTGCGGCATTGCTGGCAGCCCGAGCGCCGACAGCACAGCTGCGGGCTCGTAGCCAGACTGGACAAGTTTCGCGGCCATCTCGACGCGCTCACGCTCCTCGACGATGCCGGCAGAGCTGACAGCGATGTTGGCGAGCGGCACGCGCGGGTTCTCGCCGCCGTCGACTGGGCGCAGATCCATGAGACCGCGGGCCTCGTTGACGCTCATGTATCCGGCCTGCAACGCCGTGGAGAACACGGAAGCCTGCGTCGCCGAGTCACCCCGCAGAAGGCCGTCCATGTTGACGCGCAAAAAAACGTCGCCGGGGAGGAGGCGGTTGTGGGCCTCCTCAATGGCGGCGATGAGCGGGGTCAGTGAGTAGCGGGTGAACTGGATGGCGTTGTGCTCGACGGAGGCGTAGGACATGGCGCCGGGAGTGTTCAGCCCGATCATGGACGGGGGCACCCGGAACACGCGCGCCACTTCCTCGACCGCGAACTGGCGGCTCTGAAGCATCTGAGCCTGCTCGCCATCCGAGCCCGTCTTCACGAACTTCGCGCCACCCGACAGGACGCCGGGACGGTGCGCCTTCTTCAAGCCCTTATGCCCGGCCTCGAACGCGTCTACGAGATCCTTGGCCTGTTCCTGCGTGAGGTTGCCGGGGAACTCGATCATGCCCGAGGTGTTGGCACCGTTTGAGAAGTAGCGCGACGCGAACTCGTCAAGCGCCTTCGCTAGGCCGAGCGTCTGCTTCAGCTCGTCCACCCGGCTCACACCCTTGAGAGAGCCGGGCCGGCGCATCTCGGGGATGTAGAGCACGTCCTCGCCAGGCAGCACGGCCTGGCCGCCGTCAATGACGAACTCGCGCAAACGGGTCGCCGGGTTCCGGCGAATGTCCACCCGAGTCGGGTCGAGTGGCTGAAGCGCGACGATCTCGCCGTTGCCGTTGCGGAGAATTTGCACCACGGCCCCGTGCGACAGCAGCATGGAGACGACGATCTGCTTGTAATACTCAATCCGACTGGAGCCGGGGCCCTCAGGCTCGTACACCCAGGCCGGCCGCGGCCGGTAGGGAAGCCGGTTGCCGTCGCGGCGAATGAACGTGTCCACCGGCAAAGTCGAGATCGTGTCAGACAGCAGGCGGACGCAAGCGTAGGCGGCGCCGATTTCAAGGGCGTTCTTCTGGTTGACGACCGTGCCAGCCCAAGTGGCGAAGCCCGAGACGTCAATGCCGGAACCCCAGACCTGCTGGTAGGAGAGGTTGCGCTCCTCCATCGGCTGACCGCCGAACAAGTTAGCGAGCATCAAAGGCCTCTCTCAAGCGCGACACCGAAAGCCAGGCCGCAGACCCCAGCGACAACGAAACCCAGCCAAGGCGCCACCAGCGCGCACCCGACAATGAGCGCAACGCAGCCAGCAATCTGCAAAGCAAGTGCGATGCGCATAGACGCTCCTAAACGGAAAAGAAACTGGCGACAGGTGCTTCGGGCTCCGCCTCGCGGCGATGGGTAGCCCGGTCAAAAGCGATGATTGCCGCAACCGCGGCGTCAATCTTGCGAGGAGAGCCCCGGTGCTCCTTGACTACGCGGGGCCCTTTCGCGTCGTGCTTGATGACGCAGTGCGATAGGTGCCTGGCAAGAGCGGGAGCATGATCGTGCGCGACCTGGCCCGATACCACCGCATCAAAAAATTTGGCCGTTGATGGCACCATGCGAGCTGGGCTGCTCGATGGGTACTCAGTAATCGGAACCCCGGCCTCGGCAAGCGCCTCCATCGACCGCTGCCATCGGTACGGGTCGCACGCCACCTCAACCACATTGAGCCGGCCGCACGTCTCCAAGATCCGAGCCTCAACCCCGCCAATGTCCACACGCCAATCGTCACGGTCGGTGGGCTGCTTCTCCCACAAGTCGACCAGCCAGACGCGCGGGGTCTCCTCAATCGTCACGCCGACGATGGCCGTCGTGTCACCCGAGAACGAGCCGTCGAAGCCGAGCACGACCGGGGTGACGTCATCCACCGGCGCCATCTCTGGCAGCTCGTCCCAGGCGCCGTGCGGCAACCAAGCCTGCTGAGAGGAGACGAAGACGTTGGTGCGCTTTGTGCGGAACTCTGCCTCCGGCGTTCTCTTGACCGAGGACTCAAAGTCCTCGGGGTCTTGGATGTCGCCGTAGCCAGGGTTGGCGATCTGCCAGTTCTTTGGGTCGCGGTGGTCGCAGTCCGGGTCGGCCTGCCACCAAGCGCCAAAGAACGACGGGTCCTCGACCTCGCCGGCCGCGACCCGCTGCGCGTACTGGTACAGGCCGTAACAGACAGAGTCTTGGCCGGTGGAGTCCGTGCGCACGCCGGCGGTCGTGATAGCCAGAGTCAAGGCGTCATAGCGCGCGGCCTGGGCCAGCGTCATCACGTCCCAAAGTTCACGGTTGGGCGCGGCGTGCAGCTCGTCATAAACGACCAGAGTCGGCGACAGGCCTTCCTTGGTAAACGCCTCGGAGGAAAGCACCCGGTACACCGAGCCCGTCGCCGGGATCTCGATAGCGTCCCGATACAGTTTCGCCTGCTCGGCCAAGTCCGGGGACATCTCCACCATCTGCTTGGCAGCGCCGAACACGATGCGCGCCTGGTCCCGGTCAGCCGCGCACGAATAAACCTCGCCGCCTCGCGGACCCATAAACAGGCCATAGAGGGCGATGCCGGAGCCCAATGCGCTTTTCCCGTTTTTGCGGGCTAACCCAACGACACCTACCCGGTGCCGATATCTCGCATCGGCCCGACGGGCAAACAGGTTGTCCATGAGTTTGCGCTGCCAAGGTCGCAGCAGCAAAGGCTCACCAGCCCGGCCGCCCACCGAGTCCTTCACCTGGGGGCACAACGCCTCGATGAACTCGGTGACCAGGGGGCCGTCGCCGCGCTTGATATCCGCAGCCGGGACAGGAGTCAGGATGGCCGGCGGCCAGCCCTTGATCTTTCGAGGTGCCATGCGCAGGAGGCTCCGTCTACTTGGTGCGCTTCGCCTGCAACTTCTCCAGCGTCGAAGCGGCCTTCACCTCGGCCAACCCGAGGCGGGCTCGAGCGGTCGGGTTGAAACCCAGTTGAGTCAGCCAGTCAGCGATCTCACGGTTGAGTTCGCGCAGCTGCTTGCGGGCCTCAGTCGACGACTCCGCCACCGGGAGCAGACGCTCCCGCTCCTCGAGTGACTCCCGCAACATCGCCAGTTGCACCGAGTCAGTGCGCGCAAACCAGGCCGAGCCGGCGTCCATGATCTCGGCAAACAGATCCGAGGCCGGCTTCTGATACGGCGCCAAACTCACCGGCTCAACCGCGACCAGGGCGCCCCGCTTGTGCCGCGACGCATCGAACGTCCCAGTGCGGCGATGCTGCTCAACAGGCTTCGGAGGTCGACCGCGGGTAGCCACCGCACAACCTCCAAATCCAAAGCCGAATTTTGCGGCGTTATTTGTATGCA